CGAGGCATGGGGCCTTGTGGACGGTATGCCAACGGGCAAGCACTACAAGCTCATGGTCTACGACGACATCGTTACCAAGGATACCGTCACCTCGCCGGAGATGATCGCCAAGGTCACTGAAGCCGTATCCCTGTCGTTCAACCTAGGCTCCATTCAGGGCAACCGGCGCTGGATGGTGGGTACCCGCTATCACATGGCCGACACGTACTCCATGCTCATAAAGCGCGGAGCGGTCAAGCTACGCCTGTACTCGGCCACCAAGGACGGGACATTCGACGGGGAACCATGGCTGTTCTCCCGTCAGGTGCTCTCCGACAAGATCCGGGACATGGGCACGTATGTCGCCAGTTGCCAGCTCTTCAACAACCCCGTGATGGAAGGGGAGCAGACGTTCAACCCCGAGTGGATACGCACGTGGAGGGCCGCTGACTGGTCAACCATGAACCGCTACATCCTTGTTGATCCGTCCGGCGAAAAGAAGAAGAGTTCAGACTACACGGTGATGGCCGTCATAGGGCTGGGGACAGACCAGAACTACTACCTTATCGACATGATCCGCGACAAGCTGAACCTGCAAGAGAAGGCCCAGCGCCTTATGTCACTCCACGCCCAGTATCGCCCGATAGGGGTCGGGTACGAGAAGTACGGTATGCAGTCCGACATCGCGTACATCGAGGAGCGGCAGGACCGCGAGAACTACCGCTTTGACATCACGGTCTTGAAGGGCTCCATGCCCAAGAACGACAGGATCAGACGTATCCAGCCACTGTTCCAAGACCATCGGTTTTTCCTTCCGGAGCGTCTGGTACGCACCGATTACCAAGGGCGCTCGCACGACCTCATACAGGACTTCATCAACGAGGAGTACTTGCAGTTCCCATACATGACACATGATGATATGCTTGACTGCATGGCCCGAATCCGCGACGAGGACTTGCAGGCTTTCTTCCCTCGCCCGGTACTGAGGCACCAGAGCGAGAGGGGTCTCGACGACGACGGCAACGACGGACTAGACTATGACACCTTTGATTACCTTGACAAGAAGTACGCCTGATATATGGGAGGGCACGCCATGATTGCAGACCAGAAGGAACAGACCGAGGAGCAGAACAAGCTCGTCGAGAAAATCGTGGCCACCTTCAACGAGCTGAAGGCGGAGCGCCGCACGTTCGAGCCGATATGGCGCGAGATCACCGACTACATCTACCCGCGGCTCTCGGGCTGGGATTACTCTGTTGATTCAGACATCACGGCGGGAGAGAAGATCTTCGATGGCACGGCCATCGCGTGCCTGACCAAGCTCTCTGACGGCATCTTCGGGTGGCTTGTCTCACCGTCGATCGACTGGCTCAAGGTGGCACCAAAGGACCGCAAGGACGAGGACAACAAGCCGTTCATGGAGTACCTGCGGGACATCGAACTGTACCTGTACGACGTGTTCAACCGCTCCAACTTTTACGACGCGGCCAGCGAAGCCATCAATACGGGGTGCGCCATCGGTACTTCGGTCGTCTATGCCGAGGAAGCCGAGCGTCTGAACCGTCCGGTCTACACCTCCCTCCACCCACGCGAGGTCTACATCTCGGAGAACGAGTATCAGGAAGCCGATGTCCTGTATCGACTCCTTGAGATGACCGCCCGCCAGTGTGTTGCCACGTTCGGTGACAAGATGGGAAAGAAGTTTACCGAGGATGCCCACAAGAAGCCCGAAGAGAAGGTGCGCATCCTCCACGCCATCTTCCCTCGCGGGACGTTCGGGATCATCTCTGATCAGAAGCCATTCGCATCCGTGTACCTCCTCATGGGTTCCGGGCGCAATATCGGTTCAGGCACCCACGCCGTGCTCATTGACGAGGGCGGACTGGACTTCCAGCACTTCGAGGCGTGGCGCTTCCGCCGCAGTTCAGGCCAGACGTACGGCACCTGCCCGTCCATGGACTCAATCTACGACGTGAAGACGATGAACCTCATGGCCAAGACGCTCCTCGACGCGGCCCAGCTCGCCGCCCGGCCCCCGATGTATGGACCCGAGAGCCTGCGTGGCAATTCGCGCATCAGGCCGGGGAGCTTTACCTACGGGCCGATGGGTGCAAAGCCTGAACCGATAGTCTCCACCATGTCGTATCCCATTGGCATGGACGCCTACGAGCGGCGGGCGGCCATCGTGCGCGAGCACTTCAAGACCGACTACTTCCAGTCGATCAGCCAGATCCAGCAGAGTTCACGCGACCGCACGGCCACCGAGATCATGGAGATCAAGGCGGAATCCGCCGCAGTACTGGGTTCAGTCATAGGCCGCATACAGAGCGAGTTCCTTGAACCACTCGTGCGCCTGACGCTCCTCATCGAGAAGAACGCAGGACGGCTCCCCAAGCCTCCGGCTGAACTCGACCCCTCCCTCGAGTTCAGTTTCCAGTTTGTTGGCCCCTTGGCGCAGGCACAGCGCAAGTACATCAGGGTCAACGGATACGTGAACGGGCTTTCACAGGCTACCCAGCTTGCGCAGATGGCCCCGGACGTGCTTATGAACTTCGACTTCAACCACGCCGCCCGCGAGATCGCCATTGCCAACGGCTACCCGCATGAGGGCCTTGTGGACAAGAAGCTCGTGCAGAAGGCTCAGGCACAAGCACAGCAGGCCCGCGCACAGCAGGCACAGATGGAAGCAGAGAACCAGCGGCTTGCCGCCGCTGGTGGGGCTTCAAGGGCCGCGGAACCGGGAAGCCCGGCTTCGGCGATGATGGGGGGATCGTAAGATGGCGGTTGAACAGAAGTACGAGGATCGCAGGGCGAGCTACGCCAAGACCTTCGGAACGCCCGATGGCAAGGCGGTGTTGCGCGAACTGATCGAAGACTGCCACGTCTTTGAGACCATCGCTCCGGGTGACATCGAGGCGCTGGCCCTGCGGAACTATGCCCTGTCGGTCATGGTCCTCTCAGGAATCCTTGAAGAAACCGAGGACAACGACCCTGTAGCCCGCATTATGAACATGGTTCACTGATCACACGAGCCCTTGACAGGGCGCGATATCCGTAGTAAGGAGATATAATGAGCATATTGGACGGAACCACGGCCCCCGCAGGGGACAACCTTGGCACCGCACAGAGCGGTACAGCCGACCTTCTTGGCACCAAACCGGCTGGGGAGCCGAGCAAGAAGGAAGAGCAACCAGCACGGGAGTGGATGAAATCGCTTCCCGAGCCTCTCAGGGCGTCGAAGAGCCTTTCCAAGTTTGTTGACGGCACCCACGTCGAGAACCTTGCGAAAAGTTACATCGAGGCGGAGAGCAAACTCGGACGGTCGATTGAGTTGCCCGGAAAGGACGCGCCCGCAGAAGACTGGAACAAGTATTATTCAAGGCTACGGCCACAAGCCGCAGAAGATTACGAGTTGACTATTGCTGACACCGAACTTGCCAAAAGGTTCCGCAAGGCATCATTCGATGTGGGCCTTACGAAAGAACAGGTGCGCGTCCAGTCAGCGGTGCTTGCCGAGTATGAAGCCGAGCGCGACAAAGGTGCCGCGAAAAGCTACACCGAGGCGGCTACCAAGGCTGACCGACAGCTCCGGGAAGAGTACGGTGCCCAGTACGACATACGCATGGAGTATGCAAAGAAGGGATTCGAGTCGTTGTACTCTGAAGGCCTCCGCGCACAGCTCTCCCGCTCGGGTGTGACCAACAACCCCGAGTTCATCCGCGTCATGTCCGACCTTGGTTCGCAGATCAAGGAAGCATCCCTCGTGCGGGGGGCACCTTCCAGCGATGCGGAGCAAGATCCATACGTCAAGTCGATGGCATACCTGAAGAACCTGTAAAAAAGGCTTTTCAAGGTAGAGACAAAGAAAGGTTATCATGGCTTTTGCAATAAATACCGCCTATACCCTGCCTGACGTTCTGCGCACCCGTGCGCCGAACGGCCAGCACATGAGCGCCGTGGACGTTCTTTCCGGCAAGTATCCTTTCCTCGAGGAAATGTACTTCACCGAAGCGAACGACACCACGAGCCATGAGTTCCTGCGCACGACCAGCGAGCCATCCGGCTCCCTCGTACGCCTCAATGAAGGCGCTCCCTTCTCCGCCGCCGCTGTCGTGCCCGTCCGCGAGCAGATGGCCCGGCTGGAAGCAAACGCCCAGATCGACGAGCGTATCCTCGTCAAAGCCCCGGACCCCGTGCGCTACCGCAGGGAACGCGAGGCCATGCACTTCCGCGGCATGGTCAAGCAGTACCACAACCTCATCTTCAAGGGCTCCATCCTCACCGATGCCCGCGGCATCGACGGCCTCGAACGGCGCTTCGGCACCCTAGCCACGGGCTCTGTGGTCAGCAACGGTGGCTCTGGCGGCGCCTCGGTGTGGCTCATCAAGCACGGCCCGGAAGGTTTCTTCGGCTTCTACCCCAAGGGTTCGGACGCAGGCATCAAGGAAGAGGACTGGGGTCGTGAGACCGCCTACGACATCTCCGGCAACCCATTCAAGGTACTCCGCACGCACTGGTCTTGGGAGTTCGGTCTCGGCGTTGCCGACCTGCGCTCTGTCAAGCGTCTCTGCAACATCGCGGCTTCCAGCTCGAACTCGTTCTTCGAGGACGGAACCAAGGTCCAGAAGGGCGAATATGCGCTCATTGACCTCATCGAGGCTATGCCCGAAGGAAGCACCGATGGTGCGGCGTTCTACTGCGGCCCGACCATGATGGCCCAGTTCCGCAAACGCCTCAACGACAAGAGCAATCTGTACGTCACCATGGACACCGTGTGGGGTCGTCCCATGCTTCACTTTATGGGTGTACCGATCATCCGCGTTGACACGCTCACCGCCGACGAGACCACCGTTTCCTAAACCCTAGCCCCGCTTGGGGGATAGCCCCTGAGCGGACAACCCTTTAAGGAGGGAACTGAATATGATCATGGATGCCAAGTGGAGATTCCACATAAACGGCGCGGCCACTCCGCCCACCATAGCGAACGAGACGCTCCCCACCGTCCTTACCACGGAGTACCTGACCGACCCCATTGACCTTGCCGCCGCAGGGTACGCTGACGGCGGTGGAGAACTCGTAGTCCGCACGAACGTCGTCGCCACCAACGTCGCAGCTGGAAGCGGCTTCACCATCGCGGTAAAGCACTGCGCCACCACTGGCGGAACGTATGTCACCGCGGCTTCTGTCAGCACGCTGGCAACAAGGGCCGACATCGTGGCCGGGAACGAACTTCCATCGATAAGGCTCCCGATGGGCCTCAAGCAGTTCATCAAGTTGAGCATCACCGGCACAACCTCGACCGACGGGGCGACCTCGTTCAAGGCCGGTATCGTCACGAGCTAGTCTCGACTCTCTCTGTAGTGTAGCCAACAGCCCCCGGCAACGTACCGGGGGCTGTTTTTTGTCCCTTGTGCCAGCACTACAAGCGGTGGTATGATTATATCCAATACCTTGTAGGAGGCTTCCCATGGCAACAGTAACCAGACCGCGCTTCGATGCCGTATATGGCGTGGAGGAAGCCGAGATATGCAACAAGGCCCTCATGCGCCTGTCTGCGGACATCATCAAGGACACCGACGAGGACACCAAGCAGTCGAGGGCGTGCCGGGTCGTGTATTCACAGACGAGGGATGAACTCCTCCGCTCGTACCCGTTCAACTTTGCCATGAAGACCGCCTACGTGCCGCAGGACGTGGCCTTCGCACAGCCCATGGACGAATACGAGTATGCCTTCAATGCCGAGGACCACCAGAGCTTCACAGGGACTACCACGACAGCCGGAGCCACCATAACGGCAATCACAGGTCTCACCGTGACGAGCCGTCTCATAGGCAGGCATGTCATCGGTTCACAGGTCTCCGCAGACACTAGGATCATATCCGTGGTCGAAACCATCGGAGCCGAGAGCATAACGCTCGACAGGCCTGTGACTCTAGGAAGTGTCGGGGCCTCGCTCCAGATACGCATCCCGATGCTCAAGCTCCTCGAGATCGCGCACAATGACACGAACATATTCGAGGTCATTGGAGGCGGGGCCAACCGGCGCATCCTCTGTTCCATGTACTCCCCTGAGTCCGGGGCCACCGTTCCTCCGTACGACCTCGAGATCAAGTATGTCGAGCAGGTCATCGATCCTTCGACCTTCGACTCCATGTTCATTGACGCCCTTGCCTTGCGCATCGCCAGCAAGATGGCGGTAACGCTGACAACCAACGCCCAGCTAGCCACGCTCATGCAACAGGAGTTCGCGGCCATCATGCAACTCGCACAGAACAGCTCGTCCCAAGAGCGGCAAGTCGATGCGCAGGAGCCCTTCTGGACTGACCGTCAGGACATTGTACCCGTTTCGACAAGGAGATAACGCATGGCAACGATACGCCCGGTCATAACCGACTTTTCAGCCGGGGAGGTTTCTCCGCGCCTCGCCGGGCGTACCGACTCTCCCTTGTATACCCGGAGCGCCAAGGAGTTGACGAACTTCGTGCCCGGACGCCTCGGTGGCATATACCGGCGCGGCGGGTTCCAGCACGTCATAGACTCGCCTGTTGGTGTAACGGGGAAGCTCAGGCTTATTCCATGGAGCGTGTCGGATACGCTCGACTTTATTATAGTTCTGTCTGATGGAAGAATAGACATTCTTAATGCTTCAAATAATACTACCATCGAATATATAGGAACCCCAATAACCACA